AGCTCGCGCGCGGCCCCGCCAGGACGGCCACGACCTTGGCCTCGATGACATGGTGCAGGAGCCACTCCGGCTCGCGGTTCTCCTCGACGATATCGGCGACATGGCGCAGCACGACAGAGAACCCTGTGGCGCTAGTAACGCCCGGCGATACTACCGCAGCATCCGGCTCACGCACTCGCTCCATGCCGCGCGCCTCTGGTACATCCTGCCACGCCCCCACCGGCGGCGACTCCTCAAGCTGCGCGGGCACGGCTGGCGTGCTGATGCGCACCTCTGGGCTGGTGCCCGCGAACTTGCGCACGGCGCTCGCCGCCATCGGCTCAATGCGGCTGCGCAGGTCGACGCCGTCGCCGTTCATGCTCGACCCGTTTGCGAGCAGATCCTCCAGCGCGGCCACGATATCGTCGTAATCAAGCCCGCGCGCGGCCCAGCGGCTTGAGAGCTTGAGCATCGCCTCGTAGCGACCCTCGCCGCGGTTGAAGGCCTCGAGCAGATCCTTGTTGGTGCGGGTGTCGCGCCCAGTCTTGGGGTCGGTGCCCTGCGCCTGGTGGTACAGCGGCTCAAGGTCTGACGCCTCGTCCACGCAGCGACCGTGGGTCTCTAGGAACTTGTAGCGGGCGCCGCGCACTTGGCCGAAGTAGAAGGACTGGGAGAGGGTGAACGACTCACGCGAGGCGATACCGCCCAGGGCGCGGTTGGCGCGCGCGACGAAGTAGGCCCGCTGCGCCGGCAGCGCGGCCTCGGAAAGCGGCAAGATGGCGCGCCAGCGCGGTGCGCCCTCGGTGTAGGACGCCGAGGTATAGATCACCGAGGTAAGCCCGGCGGCCTGCAGCCGCGCCTGTCCTTCCTCTGGGGTGACGGACTCGTTGTCGTAGTCCACCTCAATACCGTAGACGCGGACGACATTCCCGGCGTGGCGCAGGTAGCCCTTGTCGGACGGGTTGTCCCCGTACTCGCAAAGCGAGAGCAGCGGGCAGGCGGCCTTCGACATGTACGCCGGCGGGTTGGCGAGGGTTCGGACGAGCTCGACCCATGGTGCGTCGGCGTGTTCGGTCTTAGCTTTCGGCCACACATCCGGCCAAACGGTGTAGGTAATGACCGGACCGGAGTCGCCGGCGCGGGTGATTGACTGGGTGCTCATGGGTAGATATCCGGCCGCAGGGCCTTGCGTGATACACCGGTGGCGGCCTCTACCGCAAGTACCCGCAGCGCCGGGACGCTGCCGCGCGCGCACCACTTCTGGACGGCCTGTGGCCTGATCCGCAGGACTCTGGCGAGGGCCGACTGGCCCCCGGCTTTGTCCACGGCGTAGATGATGGCCGCGTGTTGCGGCGTGACTTTCCTGCTCATGTTGACATGGTACAACCTTCGGTATAGGCCACGGAAGGGGGTATGAAAATATTTTACACCGGGGGGTTGTAATCCGTTTTCTGCTGTGCGACTATCCTTTCCACGGGCGGCGATGTTGCCGACCGGAAGTGATAGAAGGAGACGCAACGTGAACGACAAAAAAATCATTTCTCTCGTCCAGTCCATGCCGACCACAATCGACATCTACGACAAGATCGTCGCGCCGCCCACGCTCGTTGGCGAAGACAGCGCGGGCCGCAAGCAGATTGTGTTGAGCGCGGAGGATAAAAATTCATTTTACTTTGCGGACTACTACGGAGAGTTTCGCGGCGGTTGCCCGTGGATTCACCCCGCCCTTGAGACATGGGCGAAGGATCATGGGTTCTATTGGGAATGGGTAAACCCCGGCGCGGTTGCCCTTGTAAAGGGGGCAGCATGACCCCCTTCGAGACCGCCTTCTGCGCAGCCGTCGGGCTTCTGGCGTTGCTGTTCTTCAGCGTCTTGGCGCTCTTCATGTACGCGCGCCCCGCGCCGTGGCCGTGCCTACGCGACCGCCGCGAGCGGCTGCCGCACCCGACCATCCGCGCGCGCGTCGTGCAGCCGCACAAGCACTCGCGGTGGTTCGTATGAGCGCCCCCGTCGACAACTTCTACAAGAGCTTGGAGCGGACGATGGGTCTGCGAGTAGACGCCGCGAGCGTCACCGCCCCGACCCGCGCGCGCCTTGTTGGCGTATCGGTCGGCGAGTTGGCGCAGGCGCTCAAGTTTTCCGGCCTTTCCCTTTTTACAGGCCACGACGGCGTGGTCGAGATCCGAAGAGTCGATTCAACAACCCAAGAAGGAGAGAAGCGATGAGTCTGTTTGTTAGCGCCGCCTCTGGCGGCAGTTTTGAGCCCCGCAAGCCTATCGAGGCGGGTGCGTATGCAGCGGTCTGCGACATGGTGGTGGACCTTGGCGTCCAGCCGTCACCCGGCGGCCAGTTTGCGCCAAAAAGGACCGTGGTGCTGCGATTCCAGATCCCGGAGATCCGGGTCGAGATCACGAAGGACGGCGAGACGAAGAGCCTGCCGGCGGTCATCAGCCGCACGGTGGGCCTGAGCCTCAACGAGAAGAGCACGCTCTACGCGCTGCTGACCTCGTGGCGCGGCCGGGCCTTCACGCCGGAGGAGTTGAAGAAGTTCGACCTGGGCAAAATCGCCGGGAAGCCGGCCTTCATCAACGTGACGCACTCGGTGAAGGGCGACCGGACATACGCAAACCTCACGTCCATCATGCCGCTGCCGAAGGCGATACCGGCTCCGGTGATGGAGGGCGAGGCGCTGGTGTACTCAACGGACGCGCCAGACCCTGCGATTTTTTTGCAGCTACCGACCTGGATGCAGGACAAGATCGCCGCCCGCATCGTCGACGCGCCGAAGCCCGCCCCGAAGCCTGTCGCCGCGCCCGCGGCGCTGGCGTCGGACTTCGCCGACGACGACCTGGCGTTCTGACCGTGCCTACACCGAGACAGGGTTATAAGGCAGCCGACGGGAAGAAGATTCCGTCGGTGACAACGGTCCTCAAGATTAAGGACCCCGGGGCGCTCATCAACTGGGCGTATAAGCAGGGCCGCGAGCACGGGCTGCTGGAGGGCCAGGGCAAGGACGCGCCTACGGGTCTGTACGAAGGGAACGACATCCTCGCCATCGGGACGTGCGTGCACGCCATGTGCGAGGCCTGGGTGAAGGGCGGTAGCCCGGTGGAGGTGCTCGAGCAGAGCATCGCCGCCGAGACCGTCACCGACCCGGTGTCGTTCCGCGCGCGCGCATCGTCGGCGTACTCGGCCTTCGAGTTCTGGTGCAAGGGCACGCAGCTCGAGATCATCGACTGCGAGGTGAAGGTGATATCTGAGGCGCACCGGTACGGTGGCACCCTGGACTTCATCGGCAAGCTCGACGGCAAGCTCGTGCTCGGGGACTTCAAGACCTCGAACTCGGTCTGGCCGGAGATGTTGTGCCAGCTGGCGGCCTATGCCAAGGCCTACGAGGAGACGACCGGGAGCCGGATCGACGGCGGGTACCACCTGCTGCGGTTCAGCAAGGAGAACGGTGACTTCGGCCACCACTACTACCCTAGCCTGGACGACGACGCTTGGCCGGCGTTCCTGCACCTGCGGGCGCTGCACGACTTGAACGAGAGGCTCAAGAAGAGAGCGGCCTGATCCACCCTCGAGTCTGGCGATACCCACTTCGGAGCCCGGCCCCGTCCAGACAGCCGGTACCTTATGACGCTACACACACACGCCGGCCCGCTGCCCACGCACCAGTATGTCTGGGTCGAGCCCAACGCGATCGGCGACCACGGCTGGCTGCGGGCGGTCTGGTTTGGGCTCACGAGTTTCCCCGGCCGCGCCTTCGGCTGCCATGTCTTGCTGGAGTGCGGCGCGGTCTACCGCAATGTGCCGCTACACCAGCTCGCGTCTAGCAATGATGTCGACGAGCCGTGGACGCCGGCGCAGGCCGCAACCTGGGACTGCTATGGGTACCAATTCTCGGCCATCGAATACCCGTTCCTGCAGAGCATGAACTGCCGCGCGCGCTTGCAGGACAAGTCGGAGCGCCGCGGGATGTACCTCTTCACCTTGGCCCCGGTCGGCGACGCATTCAGCGCAGCGCCAGAGCAGAGCAAGGAGTTTTATTTCATTCAGCTCGAGAACGGCCGGTTCACGGCGCAGCCGACGAACCATGTGCTCGTCGAGGATCGGTCGTTCACGACGGCGCTGGAGTGGCCGAAGTTCTTGCGCCGGCAGAATGAGTGGCACAGCGCGGAGGATTCAGAGTGACCATCGAACTCGACGACTGGGACAAGGAGTGGCTCGCGCGCGCGCACTCGGAATCAGAGTACCGGGCGAAGTGCAAGGAGCTGATGGAGAGGTGCGCCGAGTACGGCGCCGAACTCGAGCGGCTGCGCGGGCAGCGTGCCGGGTGCGGCTACCCCGACTGCATGGTGGATGGCCGCTGCGCCCGGATGTGGGCGGGCGAGTGTGCGGGGCCGAAGGAGGTGACGCCATGACCGACCACATCACCCTGCCCCGCGCCGTGGTTAAGCGGATTCGCTCAGAGTTGTATTTCCTGGTCTGCTTCGCCGACACAGACTGCGGCGATTCGGATTGTGATGAGTGTGAACCGCTGCGCCCGATCCGGGCTGCGATAACCGTGCTTGACGCCGTGCTCGCGGAGAGAGGGGAAGATGGAAAAACCGCCTGACTTTGACGCCTTCTTTCGGCTGCTGCGCGACGCGATCATCGCGGCGATCGGCATCCTGCTGTTCTGCGCGCTTCTTGTGGAGGTGATGACATGAGCGACCCCATTAACCCGGCCCACTACAGGGCCGGCGAGATCGAGTGCATCGACGCCATCGAGGCGCAGCTGTCGCCGACGGAGTTTCGCGGGTACTTGCGCGGCCAGGTGGCGAAGTACAACTGGCGACTGGGGCTAAAGGATTCAGTCGCGCAGGACGCCAAGAAGATGCTCTGGTACGCCTCGATGCTCGCCGGCGTGGACCCGAGGGAGCGCTAGCCTAGGCCGGGCGGCGGTCAGCCGAACTTGCGGCGCAGGTAGTCCATCGAGAGCGGCATCAGGTCGTAGTTTCCGTTGCGCACCTCG